CTTCAAGAACTACTAGTTATATACAACAAGTAATTACTACTTATTATACAAGTACTTCATTCAATACTAATACTTCTAGAAATACTGCGTTTACAAATTCAACAGGATTTACAAATAATACAGCTAGAATAACAGCGTTTACTAATAACACAGGTTTTACAAATAATACAAATACAAGTAGAATTACTGCTTATATAGATAATACAAGTTTTGGTACAAGTAGAAATACAAATACAAGTAGGATTACTGCTTATGTAGACAACACAAGTTTTGGTACAAGTAGAAATACGAACACTACTCAATCTACAAATACAAGTAGAAGTACTGGATTTACAAATAGTACTTCATTTACAAATAATACTTCTCAAGCAACAAATACAAGTAGAAATACAACACAAGCAACAAATACAAGTAGAAGTACATCGCAAGCAACAAATACAAGTAGAAGTACTAACACTACACAATCAACAAGTTACAATACAGTAAGAATATCGAATACATCAAGAAATACTAATACAAGTCAATCAACTGCGTACAATACATTAAGATTATCGAATACATCAAGAAATACTAATACAAGTCAATCAACAAGTTATAACACGGTCAGAATATCAAATACTGCTAGAAGTACCAATACAGTTCAGAGTACTAACACTACACAAGGTACTAATACAACTCAATCAACAAGTTATAACACAGTAAGACTATCAAATACTGCTAGAAATACGAATACAACGCAAGGTACTAATACAACGCAAGGTACTAATACAAGTCAATCAACAAGTTATAATACATTAAGACTATCAAATACTGCCAGAAGTACGAATACGGTTCAGAGTACTAACACTACACAAGGCACTAACACTTCTCAGTCAACAAGTTATAACACATTAAGATTATCAAACACTGCTAGAAGTACTAATACTAGTCAGTCTACAACTAGAACGACTACATTTATAACAAGTACAGCATACGAAGATAATACTTCAGTATCAACAAACACTGCTAGAAGTACGAATACTACTCAGGCCACTACTAGAAACACTACGTTTACAACAAGTACTGCTTATGTAGATAATACTTCACAGTCTACAAGTTACGAGACAGCATATATCACAAGTAGAATTAGTTCAAGATCTACAGGTACAAGTAGAAATACTACTACTACGTTTGCTACTTCGCAAGGTACAATTACTACAAGATCAACAGCTTCAAGCAGAGATACTACAACAGTATTTAATACATCCAGAGCATCATTGACTAGTAGATCGACTGCTTCAAGTAGAGATACTTCTACAGTATTTAACACAACTCAATCTACAGGTACACAAAGAAGTACAGCATCTAGTAGAGATACTTCAACAGTATTTAATACAACGAAGACCACAGGTACTCAAAGAAGTACAGCATCTAGCAGAGATACTACAACAACATTTAATACTTCGAGACTAAGTTTAACAAGTAGAGGTACTATTACATCTAAAGACACTACTACTACATTTGCTACCTCACAAGGTACAATTACAACTAGAAGCACAGCGTCTAGCAGAACTACTACATCAGTATTTAACACAACTCAATCTACTATTACTAGTAGAGGTACTGCATCAAGTAGAACTACTGTATCAGTATTTAACACAAATACTACTACAGGTACTCAAAGAAGTACAGCATCTAGCAGAGATACTTCTACAGTCTTTAATACAAATACAAGTACTGCTTCAAGTAGAAGTACTGGTACAAGTAAAACTACTACGTCCACTTTCCTAACAGACAGAGGAACGGGATCAAGTAGATCAACTCTTACAGATAGAGGAACAACAACTACGTTTGCGACTACACAAGGTACGGTCACAACTAGAACAACTGGAACGAGTAAAAGTACTACAACTACTTTTAATACTCAAAATGTCACAGGTTCAAGTAGGTCAACAGGGTCTTCCAGAAGTACAGAAACTTCAAGAACGACAGCGTTTAATACAACTACAGGATTTGAAACTAGTAGAACAACAACATTTGCTACAGGCAGAACTACTACAACTACCTTCAATACTACAAGAACTACAGACACCACGATCTCAACAGATCATTTAACCACAACAGTATTTAATACATCTACTGTTGTATACGAAAGAACAACAGCCTCACAGGTGGGAACTTTATTCGACACAGAAGTTTCCAGTCTAGACGACTACGGATTCTCATTCTGGGATGGCTCAAAATGGAGTGAAAGCAACTAAGAATGAAAAGTGAAGGCGGATTTGAAAAAGAAACAAAAATAACACCAGAGTATGTTAATAATAAGATGGAAAGCATGATGCATGCGTTATATGATTCAATTGAAGAATCAGAAAAGAGAATGAGAAATTTAGAAAAACAAATATTTGACCTAAAAAATGGCGAGTAGAAAAGGTAAGCCTTTGCAGGCTATGACGATTAAGGAATCTTTGGGAGATATTCCTACTCATTTTATGAAGTCAGGGTCTTCGTATAGACCTATAAAAGATCTAAATACTCTAGAAGCTTTTAAAGAAAGGATTATTGATGACTCTTATAGAGGTGCAAAATTTCAGTACGATATATGGTTTAATACTAATGCTCTAAATACAATACACAAGTGGCTTTATACAGATTTTTTAGGAAATGGTATTACAATGAGAGTTTCTAGTATTAAAATTAATGATAAACTAATGCAGTCAATTGTTAACGACCCTTACTTAGAAATAGACTATGAAAGGTGTGAAAAAATTGTAAACAACTTTCATAATAAATATACTCTAGGTGTAAATGAAAGGTACTATGATAAAGTAATATTTTTACCTGGTACTAACTTAATTACAAAAGGTAAATGCGTACATTGGGGTAGAGTAAGACGTGCTATTGATAAAGGATTTGTAATTAAACCACACCCAATCACTCAGAAAGTGTGGATAGCAAAAATGAAAAAAGACTACGGGGAAGAAAATGTACTCGATAAAAAGGTAGGAGGTTTTGAACTTCTTGCAAACTGCAAAGAGTGTGCAACAATGCCTAACAGTGAAATGGGATTGATGGCACTTATGCTAGACAAACAATTAAGTATGGTATCACATACAAAAGAAGATAGAGAAAAGTCTCTATTAACTTACGAAAGTATGTACCATGCAATAGCTAACACAAACGCTAAAGAATCTCTAATGAAGATATTCTCAGCAAAAAACTCAGGCATAATCTTTAGTTTTGACGAAGATGCAGAGCAACGAAAAGAGCTGTTCCTGAATAACTTTTGGAACATGAAGGTAATAAACGGATGATAGAACTAGTAACAACATATAAGAAAGATTGGACATTTTTCACTTTAGCTTCTCTACTGAATAAGTCAGGATTTCGTCTGCACTTATTTATACACAAAGAAGATTGGGTAGACAAAGAAGTGTCTTGGATGATAAATAACTTTGAGAACATTAAGGTTTACGAATCGTGGTGGAGAGAAGACCATATATCAAGAATGACTTTTCATTTAAAAGACCACTGGAAAGATAAAGGTGGACTCGCAAAAAGAATGGTTGTATGGTATGGTAATAGAATATTCAATAGACCAATTGATGAAGGCGATATACCACCAGCAGAGTTCTTCAAATCTTCACTTTCATTTTTGAGTAGAGACTTAGTATTCGATAAAAGTCATTTGGCAAATTATTATGGCATACTTGGTATAGCTACAAAATCTCATCAAAACATACCATTAGTTGATAAATCAATTGTGCTACTTAACTATGACAGATTGTGTGAATTTCATGACAAAGATTTATTCTTCATGAATCAGAAGATGCCAGTAAGTAATGGTAATAGACCTGCAGTAGATACTAAATTAATAGCGTGTAAAGATCTTGCTTTCTTTGAAGCACTTACATTCTATAATCATTCATGGTCGCCTTTATATGTAAATGGAAAGATTGATACATTAGTAGAGCTAGATGCTGTAGGAGCAAAAGAGTTGCTAGACTATAATGTGATGTTAAGAAAGTCTTGGAGCATAGATGTTCAACACAGATTTTTAGCAAAAGATTATCTAAATTTACAGACAGGAGTACAATTATCAGTGCCTTGGGATTGTTATACAAGACTCATAGACCAGATACCATTAAACTTTAGAAACGCTAGATTGAACGAAGTGTTACTAACAAAAACTGCAAAGCAAAAAGCAACCACAGGAAAATTAGTACAAAGGGGATTTTATTTAGGAAAGGTCTAAGTAACCCTCATTTAAGTCAGTCAAAATTTTCCAATCAATTATTCCTCTATCATATAAATCAAGTACAATCTCTTTTTCCTTTGGGGAATGAGGGTTGCTGTTGATTGTGCTAACAGGAATATGCCAACTGTACGGATTGTTCGCACCTGCGACAATCGGAAGTGCTTTAGAAAAGAAATCAAATCCTACCAATGTAAGAGTAGAAAAATTTGTTTTCTGTAAAAAATATTGAATTGCAATGAAACCTGCTGAAGGCCTTGCACCTGCAGCTACATGGTTCTCCGCTCCAACTAAATTGAATATTGACACAAGCTCTTTGTCCGAAAACATATCGACATATTTAAAACGTATGTCATGTCTCTCATCCGCATCGTCTCCCAAATGCACACGAGAACGATTGAACAGTACTGCACAATCTTTTGGGAACTTGTTTCTCTTTTTATATCTTAAAAATCCAGTAATCCAAATATCTGTACGCTTACCAATACTATCGAAATTAGTAGAGTCAGGTACTCCATTACCAAATCTTACGACTGTATCGAAGTTATCTATATATTCTCCAAGATCATGTTGTAGCATTTCTACAGAGTTTCCAACAAGTACTATTGATTTGTTTTTTGTAAGGTCGCGTAAAGTTTGTTCCATTCTTGGGAGTATTCCTCGTTGTCGTTTATACCATGCCACGGTCCACCGTCTGTAAAATGGACTGCTTTAGGATTTTTGAAGTGATAGTAATTCACCATAGCATTAAACTCTGCTGGTAAACTACCGATTGAATTTGCCCATTTCATTTCATGTAACGCACCCGCGGGGGCTTGGTTTACATAGGTAGGAGTTAGGGTTTTGCACCTTGAATTGTCAAACCACATTAAGGATGACCAATTTTTCTTTGGATAAGAACTATTTACTTTTTCATTCATCTTACTAGAAGGTACTAGAAAGTCGGGATGTTGTACACAATATACATCATGCGTTTCATTGGCATGATATACTATTTCTTGTGGGTCACATTTCCACATAAAATCAGCATCACAGAACAATGCGTGTCCATGATAATCAGATAAGTATGGTACTAAAAATCTCGTAAAAGCAAATTCTGTACTTTCATTTTGAAAAGGTCGATTGTATACTTCTAACTTATCTCTTATTAGTGGTTTAATAGTGTGGCTTCCATTATACTTTCGTATGGAAGCCTCACATACGGCATATGCTTCAGGTTGACTAGAGTCGTACCCGATGTATATAACCATTAGTCGTCTTTTAGACTATTACCCAAATCATTCACATATGCTTGTCTTGCTGTTTGGATTGCTGCTTTCTCATTATCGAGGTCAGCTATTTTAGCATCACAGAAGCCTATTGCATTATGTAAAGCTCTTTGGTCTTTATCGAAGTTATCGGAATCGTGTTCAATTCCATCTATTGTAATTGTTGCCATTAAAATATGTCCTGCCAATTGCCTTGTGTACTACTTTTAGCATACTCTGTAGCACGGTTTTCAAAAAAGTTGGTATGCTCAACTGCGTTTACTTGTGTATCAATCCATGGTAAAGGGTTAACTGTACTATGGAATATAGCTTTCATACCTAGACCTAATAATCTTCTATCAGCAATATATCTAATATATTCTTTGACTTCTTTTGCTGTTAAGTCAGGTATTTCTGCTTTGTCAAAACAAATATCAATAAACTTGTCCTCTAGTTCTACTACTCTTTCAGCAGCACAATAGATTTCATACTTTAGTTTATCTGTCCATATTTCAGGGTTCTCTGATATAAATGTTCTGAAAAGTTTTGACACATTTTCTACATGAAGTGTTTCATCACGAATACTCCAAGTTACTATTTGTCCCATTCCTTTCATAAGATTATGTCTAGGATAGTTTAGTAGTATAGCGAATGATGAGAATAACTGTACTCCTTCTGTGAACCCACTATACACTGCCATAGTCTTGGCTATATCATGTGGAGTGTCCATGTTAAAGTCAGATAAGTACTCATGTTTTTCTACCATCTGTTGTATATCCATAAACTCTTTATAGATATCCTCGGACTTGCCAAGTGTTTCTAATAAAGATGAATATGCATCTTGGTGCACTGCTTCCATAGCTGCAAACGATACTAACATCATTCTTACTTCTGGTGCTTTGAAAGTAGGAAGATAATGCTTAGCATATCCACAGCAAACATCTACGTCTGCTTGTGTAAAAAATCTAAATATATTATCTACTAACTGTCTATTATCCTCTGTAAGATTTTTATTATAATCTTTAATATCATCTGCCATAGTTACTTCTTCAGGCATCCAATGCATTTGTTGTTGTTTTTTGTAGGCTTCAAATGCCCACCCGTAATCAAACGGTTTGTAATATTCTCTTTCTTCTAATAAGTTTGCCATTTATCCCTCGCAACTTAGACAATCTGATTGCTCAAAGATTATCTCTCTTTTGGCTTGATTAGATACATTATCAGCTCTACTGATAGCTTCACTTCTCAAGTAATATAATGTTTTTAAATTTTTAGCCCATGCTAACATATGTACGTTATGTAAGTCTGCTTTGTTTACATCAGGTGGAAAGAATAGATTTACACTTTGAGACTGACAGATAAACTCTTGTCTGACTGACGCATGTTCTATTACCCACGACTGATTTATTTCTACAGCTGTTTTAAATACATCCTTCTTCCAATCGTCTAGAAAATCAAGATGTTGTACACTTCCTTTGTTTGCAACAATAGTAGACCAAGTTTCTTCATACAGTTCAGGACTAACTTTTTCTTTGATGAGTGCATCTAAGAATTTATTTTTTACTAAGTTGCTTCCTGTTTTTGTTTTCTGCGTATAAGCATTAGCTCTGAAAGGTTCAATGCTTGGACTCGTATTGCCACATAATATACTAGAACTTGCATTAGGAGCTATCGCTAATAAGTGAGCATTTCTTACAGAAGCTGTATCATCATCAGGACATGCACCTTTTTCTATTGCAAGGTATCTAGTAGTTTGGTCTGCGTTGTATTTGATGTGTGAAAACATCTCCATGTTTATACCACCCGCTAGACCGCTTTCAAATGGTATATCATTTTTTTGTAAGTACGCATGGAATCCCATTGCACCTAATCCTACGCTTCTCTCCCTTTGCGCACTAAACTTTGCTCTTTCGAGTTGGCTTGGTGCATTGTCGATAAAGTATGTTAGTACATTATCTAGCATACGGATTAAGTCAGGGATGAATGATCCATGGTCTTTCCATTCATCATAGTACTCTAAATTTACACTAGAAAGACAACATACTGCTGTTCTTTCTTCATCAGTAGCAAGAGTAATCTCACTACATAAATTACTGTGATGTACTTTTAATCCTTTTCTTTTCTGAAAATCTGGTAAATCATTATTAACAGCATCTTCAAACATTAGGTAAGGCTCACCTGTTTCCATTCTGTTTTGTAATATCTTAACCCATAATGCTCTAGCACTAACTGTTTTTACTACTCGTTGAGTGTGAGGATCGATAAGATCCCAGCTATCATCGAAATCACTATGCTTGGAAGCAGAGTGAATGAGTTCCATAAAACTATCTGGAACCACCACAGCATGATGAAGATTAAGGCACTTACGATTGGTGTCGCCACCAGTAGGTTTCCTAACATCTAAGAACTCCTCTATCTCGGGGTGTGACATATGTAGATATCCTGCGTAACTACCCCGTCTAGTTACTCCTTGGCTAAATGCCAACATTTCTGAATCTACAACTTTTACGAAAGGTATAACTCCAGTACTTTCTGAGCCTTTTGATGTCTTTGTTCCAGATGAACGAACATCACTCCAAGTACCTCCGATACCTCCGCCAAAAGAAGATAAGTAAGCATTTTCCGTAAAATGTTCGGTTATACCTTCTCTACTATCTTCTACATAATTTAAAAAACAACTTATCGGTAATCCTCTACGAGTACCGCCATTTGATAACACAGGCGTAGCAAACATAAACCATAGATTACTTACGTAGTCATATAATCTTTGGGCATGAGCTTCATCATCCGCAAAACATTCTGCTGCACGAGCAAAAGCTTCTTGAGGTGATGTTTCACCTGGTATCATATATCTATCTTTTAGAGTTGCATGTGCGAACTCATCCAAGAGAGAATCTTTACTATAATCTATCTTCACTGACATAATTTTCTACCAATCCTATAATTTCTTGTCCATGTCCTAGCACTGCTGCATCGACATCGTATGTTAAATCCATGAGTTTTACACCAGCTTCTAGTCCTTCTGTACCGAAAGCATTTAAGTTTTCTATGTACTTGTACTTACCTTCTAGTGGCAAACTCGCCATAATATCAAAGACGTCTCCGTACTGCTCAATCAATTGAGTTGCACGTTTCGGTCCGACACCATCTACACCAGGAACGTTATCTCCCTTATCCCCTGTCAACGCCTTGTAAGTCAAGTAGTAGTAAGGGTCAAAGTCATAATGCTCATCCCAGTTTAGTAATGTTGTTTCTTTTCTTGTTACAGTCGAAAAACGACTGATTTTTTCATCGACTAGTAAATCCCAGTCTTTGTCTGATGATATCATCCATATCTCATCTACACCTATGTTTTCTCGGTTTTGGCATATAAGTGCGGCTATATCATCAGCCTCTACTCCAGCATACTTTAGTGTAAGATAACCCTTACGTTTTAAAGTTTTAAGTGTAGTAGAAAATTCTGCTAAGAACATTTCAAATTCTTTTGCCTCAGCAGGTGTTTGTTCTGCATATCGTTCCTTACGATTTGCTTTGTACTCTGGGTCGATAGACTTACGGTAATTACTACCGCCATCGCCTAAAACGACTATCTCCCCACAGTTATAGGACTTTGCCAAAGACTGTACAGTTCTTACATATTCA